ACAAACGACGTACAACTCCTACTTAGGGCGTTTACAGAGGAGTTTTCTGGCAACTGCAGATTCATCTTTACCTGCAACTTCAAAAACAAAATCATCGAACCCCTCCACAGTCGATGCGCCTGTATTGACTTTTCAACCAATTCCAAAAGCAAGCCCCAACTTGCCGCCCAGTTCTTCAAACGTCTCCAAGAAATCTTGGATACAGAAGGTATTGAACATGATAACAAGGTCCTGGTAGAATTAATCAACAAACACTTTCCAGATTGGAGACGTGTTCTTAATGAGTGTCAACGTTACTCTGCCGGTGGTAAGATTGACTCTGGCATTCTTGCAACCTTTAGTGATGTAAAAGTAAATGATCTGGTTAAGAAACTTAAGGAAAAGGATTTTCCCGAAGTACGTAAATGGGTTGTCAATAACCTGGACAATGATACTTCTGTACTTCTGCGTCGTATTTACGATGCTTGTTATGATTCCATGGTTCCGAATAGTATTCCTGCTGCTGTGCTTACTCTCGCTAAGTATCAGTATCAAATGGCATTTGTGGCAGATCAAGAAATAAACATGCTAGCATGTCTTACTGAAATCATGGTGGAGTGTGAGTTCAAATGACCTCTGAAATTTATAGTAGTAAAACAGGTCTCTATACTATCAGATTTAAATCTGATATAATTCATGAAGGTATTAGTGCTATTGAAGTTTCTGAACTTTTGATGAACTACAAAAAAAGTTATGAGAATAAAAAAGACTCTGAATGGCCATTAGAACCTGAACATATGCGTGTAGAAGAGTTCTCTGGTAAATTTGTATTGAAGAAAAAATGACTGAGAAAGAGTTAGAGGAACTTAGATATGATGTAGCACATTACTTACTCAGTAAAATGAGTAAGGGTTCTCAGTTTCAATATGCTCTAGATCGTATGATTCAACTCTGTGATCACTATGATGAAGAAGGGTTGAAAAAAATTCTTTCCGAATCAAAAACAGATATGAAAGATCATCTTAAAAAGAAAAAAACTAAAGGAGGAGGATTCTAATGAAAACTAAAATTAAAGCACAAGTTAAATCAAGGTTCTACTATGTCTTCTGGGGAACTGCCACTGTAGCAGTTGTTTTGGGTCAACTTTATGTTGGTACTGGATATCGTGTTCTGCATGGTGGTATACAAGAACTGCTTAATAGGGTGGATGGGGTTCTCCTCCACAAAGGTGATAATCCTTACGGTGATTTTCTGTGATAGTATCTGATATTGATGCCGAGTGGGCTGCTAATCAATTTATTGGATACTTTGGTCGTTTTAAAACGATTGAGGATTATGTGCGTCTAACAAAAGAGGCAGCAATTGAGAAGAGAGGTGCATCTTTATTTTCTCTCAAAGATGAGTTCTTTAATGATGATATTCATCCAGAGGAAATGGAGTTTGTTATCAAACCAGTTGGAGCAAGATTTCAGCAATCAGTTCCACAGGATTATTTTTATCAGTTATTAACTGCAACGTCATCTCATGTAATCGAACACAATATTCCAGGCAGAGAGTTGCGCTGGATGGTGTATGAGAAAAATACTAAAACAATTGTTGGATTCATTCGCTTTGGTTCCCCTACTATTAACTCTAAACCTAGAAATATATGGTTAGATGAACCAGCAAACCTCAGTATATTAAATCGTCACACTGTGATGGGTTTTGCCATAGTTCCTTCTCAACCATTTGGATATAACTATCTTGGCGGCAAACTGCTTGCATTATTGTGTGTATCTCACTTTGCCCGTGAGACTTTGAATGAAGTCTTTGAAAAAGATATTGCTCTGTTTGAGACAACCTCTTTGTATGGTTCCACAACGTCTGCATCTCAATACGATGGTCTTAAACCATATTTGAGATATAAGGGATTGACTGACAGTAAGTTTCTTCCACTGCTTCACAATGATGTGTTTCATAAGTTGCACGATAGATTCACTCTACTGAATAACAACAAACCTCTTACAGAGAACAAAGCCTCTTCTAAAAAGTTGAAGAGACAAACAAAGATGATCTCTATCATCCGTAACTCTTTGAAGGAGAATGATCAACTTGACAAGTTGAAAGAGTTTAATGATGTCATTGATATGGCATTTGGTATTACACAGCAAAAGAGATTTTATATTTCTGATTATGGATACTCAAATGTTCGTGAGGTCATTCGTGGCGATCAGGATGAGTTGATCAAGGGTCCTAATTGGGACAAGTTCTACCTTGAGAATATTATCTCCTGGTGGAAGAAGAAAGCAAGTAAGAGATATGAAAAACTAAAAGCAGAAGATAGGTTCAGAACTGAGGTCGAACTCTGGACAGAAGATGATGATATTCAGATTATTCGATAATGGAACTCAAAGACTGGCTTAACTCAATCAACTTCAATAAAGAAGATCTTACAGAACATATTAGTTCATATCCTCCTTATATTGTTAATCGTTGTCTATCTGGACATCTAGATTGCATTATGTTTGCCAATGAAATGAACAAGCATAGTCATCTAGATAAAGATATGCAATATTCTTTTTATCTAAATAGTCTGAGGAAAAGAAAGAGATTCTCTCCCTGGCTCCGAAAGGATAAAGTCACGGATCTAGAATGTATCAAAAAGTATTATGGATACAGTAATGAAAAAGCATCTCAAGCTCTGAAAATCCTGACTAAAGACCAGATTAACTTTATTAAACAACGACTTGATGTTGGAGGAATGAAATGACACAAACAGTGGAACCTACTGTTCAGTGGTCCCAAGACCAAATGGTAGAGGTGCTTCTTAATGAACCGGATGACTTTCTGAAAGTAAGAGAAACCCTTACCCGTATCGGTGTAGCATCACGTAAGGAAAAGAAACTCTATCAGTCCTGCCATATCTTGCATAAGCAAGGAAGATATTTCATCGTTCACTTCAAGGAACTGTTTGCCCTGGATGGTAAACATGCTAACTTGACGGTCAATGATGTACAGAGACGTAATCGTATCACACGTCTGCTTGCTGACTGGGGACTTATCAGTGTTGTCAAAGAGGATAGTGTTTTAGACATTGCTCCTTTGAATCAAATCAAGGTGCTTGCTTATAAAGATAAAGGCGAGTGGCAGCTTGAGCAAAAGTACAATATAGGGAAAAAAGGTAAACAGCAAGAAGCAGAATAAATAAGACGTGTCTTTCGTGCGGCACACTCTACAATCGGAACACCCTACAAAGAGGTTCGGTTTACCCGTTGCCTCTTTTTTTCTGTTCGTGTATAATTAGTAATGTCAGAGGAGAGGGGGTTTGACTCCCCCTTTGACGCCAAAGGTTGCCTTCGGGGACCACAAAACACAAACTCGCTTTCAAAGGAGCTACTATCATGGGTAACATTAACACCTACAAGTATGGTGCGTCGGATCTTCCTGCACTGTTGGATAAGATTTCAAAAAATAGTATTGGTATGAATGATTACCTAAATAGGGTATTCGATCTACACGAAACCACGTCTAACTATCCACCGTATAATCTTGTTGAAGTAAGCAACGTTGAAAATAGATTAGAGATTGCTCTGGCGGGGTTCAGAAAAGCAGAAGTCAATGTATACACACAAGATGGTAAACTCTTTATCGAAGGTCAAAAGGAGGATACTGAAACGGAAACCAACTACTTGCACAAGGGTCTGGCTCAACGGTCATTTACTAGAGCGTGGACGCTCAGTGACGATACAGAGGTTCGATCAGTTACTTTTGAAGATGGGTTATTGAGTGTTACCCTAGGTAGGATTGTTCCTGTTCATCACCAGCGTAAAGACTGGTTCTAAATAGCAGTGGCTACCTTGTTAAATATCGTCGCCGCAGAGGGGCAACTGGCACAATCCAGTTGACGCCCCTCTTTTTTCTTGGTAGAATACTCTTGAAGTTAAAACGTCTTATGGCACCCAAGAAGAAGGAGTATGTTGATGTCGTCCTACCTGTCTCAGGTGATGGCGTTGACTATGAAGTAATCAGTCGTAAAGTAACTGAGAATGCACACCGTCAATGGGATGATATTAAATCAGATCCGTATGATGAGATTGTAGAGATCAGAAAGAAAACCTGTTACGGTAATCCTGAAGAGGTCTTTGAGACTTTTGAAACAGTACGCTATCGTAAATACAAACCTGTCCCCGAACTTCCTACAGAAGTCAAAGTAGAAAAGCAAAAAGTTAAACAAGAAGTAAAAGTAGAATCATGACCATTAAATTACTGTTGCTAAAGTCTGGTGAAGACATGATTGCTGATGTCACTGAGATGGCATATGGCGAAGAGGATGCTCGTAGGGTTGTTGGATATTATCTAAATCGCCCCTGTGTGGTCAAGATGAGAGACCCTAACGTGCTTGAAGATCAGAGTGAGGGTAGAGGTCGTAAGGCAGGATATGAGGTTTCTCTGTTCCCTTGGATGCCCTTGTCTGCAGAAGAGACTATTCCTGTTCCTTCTGATTGGGTTGTGACAATGGTTAAACCCACCGTAAAACTAAAAGAAATGTACATTGAGGACATTGTAAACTATGGAAAAGACAATCAAAGCAATTCTACTGACGACAAATCAAGTTCTGATCAGTCAGATTGATGAGGTTGGAGCAGACATCGGAGAACCAGATTGCAAAATGACCAGTCCATTTCTGTTGAAGGATGATGGAACATTGGAACCCTGGTTAATTTCTGTGTCTCGTCAAGATGTTTTTATGATTAGTTCTGATAAGATTATTACTCTTACAGAACCCATGCCCACCCTAGTTGAAAAATACGAAGAGCTCACTAAGTAATGCGTTTCTACACTAATGTTCAATTGATCGGTAATCAATTCCTTGTTCGGGGAGTTGATAATGGCAAAAGATATGAGCACAGGGATGAATTTTTCCCTACCCTTTTTGTCAAATCAAAAAGAGATTCTAAGTATAGAACATTAAGTGGAGAACCTGTTGAAGAAATTCACCCTGGCACAGTTCGTGATTGTCGTGAATTTTATAAGAAGTATGATGAGGTAGACGGATTTGCCATCTATGGTAATGATCGCTATATCTATCAATACATCTCTGAGAAGTATCCTGAGGATGAAATTAAGTTTGATATTAGTCAGATCAAACTTATTACTCTTGATATTGAGACTACTGCTGAAAGAGGTTTCCCTGATGTTGAATCAGCATCAGAAGAAATTCTTGCTATCACTATTCAAGATTACACCACCAAAGAGATTATTACTTGGGGAGTTAAACCTTTTGCTAACAAGCAAAAGAATGTGACTTATCGTCACTGTCATACTGAGCAAGAACTTCTTGGTAATTTTATTAATTACTGGATGCAAGATGTTCCTGACGTGATCACTGGGTGGAATATTCAGCAGTTTGATATTCCATACATCTGCAAACGCTTGAATCGTGTTTTGGGTGAAAAATTAATGAAACGTTTTTCACCATGGGGTCTTGTTACTGAGAACGAGGTTTACATCAAAGGCAGAAAGCAAATCATGTTTGATGTTGGTGGTGTTACTCAACTCGATTATCTTGATCTATACAAGAAGTTTACATACAAGGCACAAGAATCTTATCGCCTTGACTACATAGCTGAGGTGGAGTTGGGTCAAAAGAAACTTGATCACTCTGAGTTTGACACCTTTAAAGATTTCTATACGAAAGGGTGGCAGAAGTTTATTGAATATAATATCGTTGACGTAGAACTTGTTGACCGTTTGGAAGACAAGATGAAACTGATTGAACTTGCATTGACTATGGCATATGATGCTAAGGTCAACTATGCTGATGTGTTCTATCAGGTTCGCATGTGGGATAATATCATTTACAACTATCTCAAGAAGAGGGACATTGTAATCCCTCCTAAAATTAGGTCCGATAAAAACGAAAAGTACGCAGGTGCTTATGTCAAGGAACCGATTCCGGGAAAGTATGATTGGGTGGTCTCTTTTTACCTTAATAG